CAAAGGCTTTTGATAAACAAGCTATGCCTCAAATTTCATTCGAATCCATCCGAGAGCAATTTACCAAATTCACACCAACAATGAACGCCATTTCTGTTCGACTACCATCACGTGTAGTAGAGAGTCCTGTGATCCAGAAACTTTACATGTTTTACCATGCTAGAGAATTTTTGGAACTTGAACGGGAATCCCGTAAGAATATGATTATGATGTTTATGTTTATGTGTTTAACTGGTTTGCCTTTTGGATGTCTCTCCCTCTCTTTGATCGTCTTCGCATTTCTAATGTGTGCTTTAATTCATTATAGTGTACTTACGAAGTGGAAGAAAGATATGTGTGATCAACTCGCTTCACAGCGGGACATAACGCATGATCTCTTCGCTTCTATTAGAAAGTGCAAGGCAGTTCAATTCTTTTCTATCTGTGTTGTTGCAAAAGTTCTATATTCCTTAGTCATTACGATGAGGACAGTTCATGAGCAGCAGACAGTTCTCGCACCCGAGACTGTAGAAGAAATTGAAAAACGAGACAAAGAAGTTAATCCTTGGGCGAATGCAGTTGCTGCCTCCCTTCACGTGACTCCTAAAAATGCTACTATGACAGAAGCACAGGTGGTTTCGCGTGTGACTAAGAATTTATTTCACGCCAAATTCGTTGAGAATGGCTTTCAACAATCTTGCGATATCTTAGCTGTAGGAGGTACATTGTATCTCATGCCGCTACATATTTTTGAAAATCGTAAAGATATGAAAGTTCTCGTTACCAAAGGAGATCCCTCCAACCTGAATTCCACTTTCAGGGGCTTCGTTAGTGTCAAATCCATGATTCCAATTCCTGGAAAAGATGCTTGCTTAGTCTCTATTGAATCAGGCGGTCCTGCTAAGGATATTACAGATTTATTTCCTAATGAATGTACCGCATCAGGCTCTGCTCATTTGATCTATCGCGATCAGACGGGCGAAGTGAGGGATGATTTAGTTCGTGCTAGCTATATCAGGAACTCCGAATCCGGAGGACCCGGATACCAATATAATGCACCTTACAATACCTTCACAGGTATGTGCATGGCTACCTTAGTAGGCGCATTTGCTCGTCCTACTATTATTGGCATCCACTTACGCGGTGTCACTGGTCACTCCAGTGGTAAAGCGTTGCACATTTCACGTCTTGAATTGATCCAAGCTATTCACGACGCTCACAAGGAATGGAAGGGAACTTTCCCTTGCCATGTGAACGGTGACTTCCCAGTTACCAAATATGATAAGCAAGTTGTCATCAATCAAGATGTACATCCCAAATCACCACTCAATTTTCTTCCTTTAGGTAGTAATGTCGAGTATGTGGGACAAAACAACCAACGTGCTACTCATACTAAGAGTTCTGTTATTCCAACCCCTATTTCTGATATTGTTGAAGAAGTAACTGGAGTAGCTAATGATTTTGGACCACCGAAATTTCACTCTTGGAAAATGTGGCAAGAATCTTTAACGCACTCTGCCAATCCAAGTGCTGGTGTTGAACCATCGCTTGTCGATAGTGCTGTACAAGATTATTGCAATGGACTAACTGAAGTCCTTCTCCATGAAGACTTTAAGGATATGGTATTCAAAGAATTGAAACCTCTTAACGACATGCAATCATTGTGTGGAGTTGATGGTAAGAGATTTATTGATGCTATTCCCAAAGGTACTTCTAAAGGCTTTCCTCTTTCTGGCCCCAAAAGCGATTGTATTCGCTTGCTAGATCCTGAGGACTATCCCGACCATATGTGTCCCGCTGAATGCGATGAAGAAATTATGGAAGAATTTAGGAAGATGGAAAAACTGCTTGCCAAGGGTGAGCGTTGTTATGCTATTTTCAAAGCCTGTGTGAAGGATGAGCCTACAAAGGTAGGCAAGGAGAAAGTGCGTGTGTTTCAAGCATGCGAATTCGCTTTCCAATTGCTTATCCGTAAATACTTCCTTCCTATCGCTCGTATTATGTCAATATTTCCTTTGACTTCCGAGTGTGCAGTAGGAGTAAATGCTCAAGGTCCAGAATGGGACCAACTCGCTAAGCATATGTTGAAATTCGGCTCTGACCGAGTTTTTGCTGGAGATTACAGTAAGTATGATTTAAGGATGCCTGCATCGCTTATTCTTGCTGCTTTCAAATGCATGATCAATATTGCTGAAGAGTGCGGAGATTACTCTGCTCCTGAACTTTTCGTTATGAAAGGAATCGC